CTGATTGAGCTGATCCAGCCGCTGATCAAGGGGACGGACTGCCATTACTGAGGCTCCAGAGGGGGTTGCGGCATTGTAGCGGCAAGGGCTTGAAACGCAACATTTTTAGGCAGCATCTTATTTACCCTGCCCTTCACGCTTGAGGATCTTTACTTGGCCTTCACTGCCTGGAAACACTACGATGTTGCGGGTTCCCTGTTGGTCTCCTCGGCTACCTTGGTCAAGGTATCGGACACCAGGAATTCCCGCCTCGCGCAAGAGCTGTGCTCCAGCTTTCGTCTTTCCATTAGCCGCAGCAAGCAAGTCTCCACCCAGATCTTCTGGCTGGATTTTGTACTTCTTGGCTAGTGCTTGGATTTCTTTGCTTTGGCTTCTGATGGGCGCATCAAAGTCCAGCATCTTGGCCACCACCGCGTCAGGGATGTCCACGGTGTACAGATTCCCATAGGTCTCAAACGATGGCTTTACCGTCTTGTCAAACCATGCCTTAGTTGCAGGAGACATTGCATCTGCCGCCTCCTGCAAATCCGCAGGCATCTCATTCATCATCAATCGCTCAAGGATGTCCAGTTTTTCATACTCAGCCTGAGCTTGTGCAGGAGGCATCTTGGCTGCAGCGTTTTCAATGGCTCTGTAAACAGTATTGATTTGCCTGCCGCCCACCTTCATTTTTTCTGGATCAAAAGCCAGCTTGACCCGATAGCCCTGTGCAACGTCTTTGCTCTCAGCAAAGTAGAGCCCATAGCCGTAAGCCTGTGCGCCTTCACCAGTGCCGATCTTGGCTGCATCAAATTTGTCAACCGTGTGCGGGGTGCCATGGTAGGCCATCAGATTGGCTTGCATCCCGGTGCGCTGCACATACGCATCCAGCATCTCGCCAGCCTTAGGAGCCAGCGCCTTAGCGCCTTTGGCAACACCCTTGACAGCAGCTTTTGCGGCCTTGATCTGGCCAGCGGGAGCAACCACCTCGCCAATGGTTTCATACGGGTTTTGCCCGCCAGCCACCGTCCCGACATTGGCATCTAGCCATTTACGGATTTCATCAGTCCTGGGCATGATGGTCTGCTCGCTCATCCCACGCAGAAACGCATCAATCTTGCCCTCACCAGCGCCGCGATTGAACAGCTCTTTAATGCCGTAAGCCAAAGCCTCGACATCACCCGGCAAGCCAGTAAAGCCTTGAACCGCGCCCTTCACTGTCGCGGCTCCCATGTTTAGCATTCCCATGGCAGGCTCAGTGATGTCCGACATACTGGGGCCAGTAATAGGCCGTCCAGTGCGAGGATTGATTCTCGGTGTAGCGCCCGTCTGTTTATCAGGGACGGCCATGCCTCTCAGATCAATCCGAGCAGGCCCAGCGTCCGTCATGGTTCCAGACGGGCCAGCGGCCAGCAGCACAGGCTCATCAACGGCTTGCACTTCCTCGCCAAAGGTCTCGACCTCCGGCTCAGGCTCGGGGTAGAAGACGTTATCCCAGTTGGCTCTAAGTTCTTTTTCCAGCATGGCGTTCCTTAGAGGTTGTTCTTGTAGATGTTGATCTGGCGCTTGAGCGCCTCGACCTCAGAAGACGACAGACCGCGCACCTTGCTCGGGTCTATCTGCTCAATCGGCACCCCAGGCATGGGGATCTTCTTGACCTCCATCAGACGGGTGATGGCATCCTGAGCGCCTTTGCGTGCGGCTTCTTTCTCGCGCACGCTCTTGTCCTCGCCATACTCCTTGACAGCCTGACGCGCTGCGACAGAAGGCTCCGGGTAGACCATCACGCCCTGGTCGTTCTTGACCTGGGTGGACATCAACCGCTGGAAGTTCTGCATAAAGCCGTTCTTCTGGTTGATCTTGTCCTGGCCGGGGTTGATCATGTTGTCGGTAATGCCAGCAGACAGGTTGATGAAGTCAACGGCATTGCGATACTGAATGTCAACAATGGAGCGGCCAAGCTGCTCATACTGCCGATTGCTCAAGGCACCAGCAAAAGGAGAGAGCTGGCCCAGGTTCGTGATCTGGCCATTGCGGATCTGCTGGTACAGCGACACCTCAAGCTGCGGGTTGTCAGTAGCGCCCTTGGGCTTGAGCGCAGCATCGGCCTGCTCAAAGGTCATCTGGTCAATAGAGACCAGCGTCTGCACGATCTCCCGACGGCGGGCGACCGTTGTCTTAGGGTTGAGCAGCTCAATGCTTAGGGTGTTGCCCTTTTCCCTGTTCAGGTTGTCCAGGTTGGCCTTGTCGATCTTGCGGGCCGCCTCGGCATCACTGAAGGACTTGAGCGTGCGCTCGCGCACCAAAGCCTTGTCAGCCTCTGCCAGACCTTTGTAGACATTACTCATGTTCCCAAAGTCGCCCTTAGCCACTTTGGCCAGCGCCGTCCCGGCACTCGTTGCGAACTCAGGCGAGGTGGCCACCGAAGTCAGAGCGCCGACCTTGGCCTCGGCAACCATCTTGTTGAAGGCCTCCAGATGCTTGCTGGAACCCGTCACAAAGACTGAGCCTAAAAACGGCTTACGATGAACCTCGATTAGCGCATCCACGTTGATTGGCTGCTGGGTGGTCGGGTCAATGCTGCCAGCCTGCTTGAGATACGTCTCAATGAGCGGCGCAGCATTCTTAACTTCATTCGCATATTTCGCATCGGCAAACTCCCGCTGAAGCAGTAGCTGGCGGTCATTGGCTTCCTTGTAAACCTGATTGCCAGCCACGGTCAGCGCCGAGCGCAGTCGGATGGATTCCTTGGGATCAAGCGCCAGCAGGGTAGAGGAATATCCGTCCACCAAGTCCTTGAGCTGCAGACGCACATTTTCAGGGTCAACATTGGCCCCGGCCTTGATCTGAGCAGCAAAGTTGGCGATCTGCCGCTGGCCCTCAAGCTGCAGCTCAGAAGACAGAAGCTGCGCCTGGGTCTCTTCATAGACCCGCTGGAATGCTCCACCGGCACCCTTGACCTGCAAGCCAATCCCGGTAGAGGTGGCAAAGTCAATGTGCTCTTTGGTCAGCGGGTTCTCAATGGCGTACTTGCGGGCCTCCTTCTCGGCCTGCGTAACAGCAACGTCCTGGAAATAAGCCGTCATGCGGTCAACGGCCCGACCGATCTGGTCGAACTGCTGCATACGCACCTGCTGCTGCTGCATCCCAATTTCTTGGCTTGCAGTAGACACGCGGGGCAGATCAGCGAACTGAGCGCCCATTGTTTCAAACCGAGGCAAAGATGTAGCCATGTGTCTTTCCTCTTATCTATCCATCGGTATTGGCGCAACAACAGGCTTAGGCGTGCTGCTGGGCTTTGCGCTCTCGCCAAACTTGGCAACGCCCATCAGACCCGTGCTGGCAGCCGCCAGAAGGGCCGGAGCGGTCGAGAAGCCGCCAGCAATAGCAGAGGCTGCCCGCAGGTCTTGCGAGGCCGCCAAGCCCCCATAGACGGCCAGATCAGCGTTCTCCCGCATCATCTGGAACTCACGGCCAGCACGCACCGCGTCGGCCTGCTGGGAGGTCATGGGCGAGCCGGTAAACGGGTCAATGCCAGCGGCGGCTGCTCGAGCCCGTGCGGCAGACGCAATCTTGAGCTGGCGCTCAAAGATCTGGTTGGCTTGGTTGCTGTAGTTCAGGGCATTCTGGCGGCCCTGCAGCTTTGACTGCTCGGCCTGGATGGCCAGCTTCTGAGCCTGCAGGTTGGCCTGTTGCTTTTGTGCATCTGCAGCATTGACGCTAGAGATGACGCTGACCGCCGTGCCGACGGCTTGAATGACCGGGGCGTAAGGCGCTATGGCTGTGGCTGCTGCTGCGATTGCTTCCATTATGTTCCCCCGTAGACCGACAGCTTGTACTCAAGGCCCAGCAGCGTCAGCTTCAGCGGAGCGTCCTGCGTGACCGTAATCTGAGCATCTTGCGTGTAGCCCAAGATCCCGTTAAGCACCTTGGTTCCAGTGAACTCAGGCACAGCGTTGTCCAGAATGTTTACCGTGTCCAGCGTGCGGATTGGCACCGGGATGTTGTTGATCTTGATGTCCTGCGTTTTGTACAGAATGGCGTTGATCTCAACAATCCGTTTCCTAAAGCCGATGCGGGTACCCACGCTCATGCGAGGCTCAATCGGCAGCGTCTTGACGTTAATGGCAAACGGCAGGCCCACCTCGAAGCTCGTGGTGCTCGGGCGGTCAAACGTGATAGCCCCGCCCCCGCTAACCGTCTCATTGGCCAGCACGCTGCCGTCTGCGATCACATTGACCGACTTGCCAATGTGCGGCAGGCTTGTAGCGCCAGACGCAGCACCGCCACTGAACCCACAGTCCGTGCGGAAGGCCGAGTCAAAGACCTCGACAAAGTAGCGGTTGACCGAGTTGAACGTGCGCTTGACGACAACGTAGATGTCCTCAATGTCCACGCCAACGTCCTTGAACTCGCCATCCGTGGTAGCCCGGCTGGGGGCTACCACACCCTGCTGGCGCAGCAGCGAGTAGGCAGTCAGCGTGCCGTCGCCATTCAGGATGTACAGGGCATCAGCCTCATCCGTGCTGGTGGCCTTGCGTAGCGCCATCTCAGCGGGGCTATTGAGCAAGTGGCTCGACAACAGCGAGATACTGGTGCTGACATAGGAGGCCGTCGTGTCGCTGAACAGGAACTCGTTCAGGGCCTTGCCCTGGCGCTGGATGTACAGCGTGCCAGACTGCAGCGCCTTGACCCGGATTCCCTCCCGAGAGCCATTGCGGCTGACCGCTTTGGCAAATAGGTTATTGGGCGTGATCGGTTGCGAGTCTTGCTGTGGCACATAGAACTCGCCACCAGTGGTGAAGATCTGCAGATCTTTTGAGCTGATCAGGTCGGTGATGATGTTCAGGCTGTTGGTGTCTAGCGTTGCCTCAACGGCATCATCGTCATAGTTCTGGTCAGGGTTGAAGTCAAAGAACAAGCCGACCTTGCTGCCCCACATGGTGGACGGGCGAGACTTGCTGCCGCCAAAGAACAGCCGCCCCTCATGGAAGGAGCAGGTGCGAGGCCAGCCCTTGCCGCTAGACCACACATCTTCATAGCCAGCCTCTAGCTCCCAGCTACCGCTGGCAATGGCCGTAGTGGCAAAGAATGGGATCTCGACCACCGCGTTGACCACGGTGCCGCTGGTGTAGGACACGATGCGGGCACGGCCCTGGGGGCTGGCGTTGATGTACTGGTTGACGCTTCCAGCCGAAAAGACACTAGAGCCAGCCGTCAGGGTAATGCTGCCAGACACGGCAGAAGGGGTCAGCGTAGTCGCAGGGTTGCTCGACGAAGCGGTGAACTGGTACTGCGGGATGCTAGTGAACGTGATGTTCGTGGCCGTCCAAGATGCGTCGGTAGCCCCGCGCACGATCTTGATCGGGTTGATGTCCTTATGGGTGATGATCAGCGTGTCAGCAGACTGCGTCCAAACCATCGTAGACAGGATGCTGCTGGTGATGGCGCTGACCGACAGGTAGTCATTAGCCCCGCCGTTGATGGCCGTGATGAGCTGCTTATCCTTGAAGACGTACATCCGCTGGTGCGTGAACACCAGCATATAGCTGTCGGTGACGCTGAACTCAAAGTTGACAGACCTGGTGCCGTCCGCTGGGTTGGCAGCCGAGGGCAGCTCAAACAGATGCTTCAGACCGGGCCTGCGGGTGACACCACCCTGGGGCTGCACCAGTACGTTCTCCAGGCGCTCTGCCCCGTTGCCGTACTGCTCCAGGTCAATGCGGGAGCGCAGCAAGGGGTCTAGCTCCCCGGCGCTGAAGTTGGTCTGTATTGAGACAATGCGGGTCATCAGAACCTCACAGCAACAAGCGAGAAGTCCTCAAATGCCGGGTTGGTGTTGCCCTGGCCGTCGATCACCATCGCCGTGCGGAAATACCCTCCACGGTTGTTCTCGCTGGGAGCGCCCACTGCAAGGCCCTGCCAGTATTGGGTCTTGGTTACCTGATCGGTGATGGGGTCGGCCAAGTGCCACGCCATCATGTACTTCAGGAGTTGAATGAAGTAGGTCGGCAGCTCGCTCTCGTTGGGACGGTACTGGTAGTCAATGACCACCACCTCCTCGTTGGTCAGCAGCTTGTCGCCCTGGATGATCCAGTCAGTGAACGTGCCAGCCCCGACAGCAGTCGAGGTATAGGCCCTGCGGATCGTGCCCAGACGATCAGAGGGGAGCTGGTATTCGTACTTGTACTGGTTGACCGGGGTGTTAATCGTCTTGGCCAGTTGCACCTTCTTGAAGGTGAAAGACCAAGGATACGCCTGCATGGTCGAATCACGCAGCGTCGGATAGATACGGTCACACACGTTGGCCGCATCCGTGCCCTCGTTAAAAGAGCTAATGGGCTTGGCACCCAGCAAAAGCAGGGCATCAGAGCATACGGTAAGAGCGGAGTCACCTGCTGCCATATGTCACCTTAAACATCTCTGAGATTGACCCATGTCTTGGCATCCATTCTACGATGCCCGAAAACTTCTGGGTGAAATATTCAAACCACTGCTGGTATGAATCTTTGCGGTTAATGTGAAGCTCAACATTGTTGTGCTTGCTTGATCCATTATGGACAGTCAGCAAGATATGCTTTTTTGCTACACGCTCCAGATCACTGCAGACAGCATCGGTATCTTGCGGAATCAGATGCTCAATCACATCAAACATGGTCACAGTATCAAAAGACTTGTCCGGGAACGGGATGGCATGGGCCAGCCCGTTGACCACCCGATGGCCATCACACAGATAGTCCACAGCCTCCAGGCCATGGACATCGCTAAAGCCCAGCTCCTCGGCCATGCAGAGGGTCTCCCCACGGCCACAGCCCACATCCAGCAGGCTGCCTCTGTCTAGTGTTCTAAGCGCAAGCTCTACATGGTTCCTGCGGCGGCCACCCATGCGGTAGTCAGCAGAGCGGTAGCACTGCTGGTACTTGCTAATCTCGGCCTCTCGCAATACCTCAAGCATCTGGCCTCCCCAAAATCCCAGCAGTCGCCCCAGACATTGAAAAGATGCCAGCAGTCTTGTCCTGGGAATGGAACGTTCGTAGGTGACTGAGCCAGTGTTCCACTTGATTGTCCGTGGCAAAGCCGTCAGGCTTGGTGTATTCAGAAGGATACTTTTCTGAGTAGGCCAGATTGCCCATACTCAGAGGAATACCCGCCATGATCACCTCATCAAAACCCATGCCATGCTTGGCCCACAAAGCCCCTGCCACGCCACTGGAGCCACAGACCCAGTTCAGACTGGGCCAGATGTAGTCAGTCTTATCGCCCATGATGTTGGCCCGGCCATGCACTTTGACCTGCGCCTTGGCTTTGTACTGCTCGGCAAGATTGTTGTGCTGCGTCCAAACGTGCCGGATCTCGGGGATCATGACACCAGCGTTATTCACGCCGACAAGGTAAGCCTCGGGCCGTAGATCCAGGGCTTTTTCTAGGTCTTCAAATACGCAAGGGGCAC